TCTCTAGCCCTTAATAACTCCTCCATCTCCTCAACATAGTCGAGGGCTTTGGCCTTAAAGGCACCTTTGAACTTACCTGCATCGTTCCTTCTGAGGCCTATAAGTCTTTCTATCTCGTTTCGGCCGACATCAGCTTCAATCTTTCTTCTGATGGGGGTGATGCGATTTTGCACAAAGCTATTAAATTTCTTCTGCTGCGGGCTTGACCTTTCATCAAGGAAAGTCTCTTCTTCCAAAGAGTGTTCCAGCATCAAGTCTATTTGTTTGTTAAGTTCATCCATTACCTATAGTCTCCCTCTATATAAATAGTTTCGGGAAGCAAAAAGACCGCAAGACATTACCGTCTTCCGGACTTAGAGTTCTTCGAAGCTTCTTCGTACCTGTCGTTCTCTTTTTTAATTTGATCAGTCAAGCGTTGGAGGAACCATCTCCGAATGGTAATTGGTAGGCTATAGGCTTCTATAAACGACCAGTTACCATGATATTTTAACAGGAATATTTCTTCATAGACTTGAGCAATGTAATCATTGTTTAGACCAAAAAAAGTCAACCGTTAAAGGTATATCCACCTCCTTCTCGAAGCCACATGCTTCGCAAGCGAAGTCTTGTGTCATATCGAGACCGGGGACAACCTTAAGGTATGCTCCGCGGAGATAGCGAGAATCGAATGCTGGGAGATTTGCAATAAACTGATTAATAATATTCAGTTCATCGATATCGTTAACAGAAACAATGATTTTTCTTAATTGATCTGTTAAGTTAGTCTCGTGTGCTGCTCGTTTCTTATTAGACTGCATCTTGGCAGCTAATTCATTCTCATCCTTGCTGGTTAGAAGGCGAACCTCTACTTCAAAACCTGTCCTTGGCAGTTTAACAACAAACGTTCCATGTTCTGTCGCTGTGATATCATAGTCGCCAAAATCATTTCCGTCGTAAGCTTGTACTTCGTCAAGAGCAAATGTGTTTTCAGATACGGCTGCACAGGCTGGACATGTTACTTTCGTTGTATAGTCTGAGCCAAACCCATTGATTCTCGATGCTACAAGAATTGCGTTCTTGTCGCCTGAGTAAAGAGAACTAACGTTAATACGCTTGTTAAGAACAATGTTCTGCACAAACCTATCAATGGCTAGACCTTTCTTAAGTAATGATGGAGAAGTAAGGATATCCTCATCTTTTGCCGTCATATACTTGATCTCAATGGTTTCTTGGTTATGAAGGGGATGTCCTTCGGAGTAGAACCGACCCTTGGTGGGAAGGTCTACTATTTCGGTTGGGGTCGAAAACTCCAACACTCTATTTTCGGTTTCGGCTACGGCAGGCGCTGGGTCTGCTGCTGCTGAAACGCGTTTACTATTGTCTCTCATTATTACCTCTTGTTAAGAATAGTTTGTTTAATTAAAGCTACCTAGTGCATCTGTTTCGTCTTCTACCAGATGCTCAGATTGTACGCCTTGATAATCTTTATAATATGTGAATGACCTTTCAGTCATTTGGCCATCATAGCCATCTTCTTTGCCCATGGCTTCACCACCATGTTTAGGGTTGCCTGCTGCGCCTTGACCATGCATAGTAACAAAAGCGGATATATAAGTCCAAGTTATTGTTATCTCCACTAAGTCGTCACTTCCATAATCAAGTTTGCCAAAGTCGACTGATGTTGGCATGGCGCCGTTTAGTTCCCATGTTTCTAGCGGTACTCCGTTGGTATCGAGTTGAACAATCCGGACAAACCCTGTTGCCTCTTTGAGCACATTCATAGAAAAGTCCAAAGTTGAATGGCCGTTTATTTCCGATGCCTCTTCATCCAAATAGCCTGCTCGCCTAAATAGTCTTGCTATTTTACGGGCGGCGTTAGGGTAGGATGGGTCGACCATGACCATGGTAATTGGCTTCCAAGTCGGTATATCAGCTAATTTAGGTACAGTTACTCTATCGCCTAAAGCTACGTCATCGGTTTCAATTACTTGAAGCTCTAGTTTTGGTTTATCAATTGATTTGACATACCAAACTAAGCCGGCGGATCCGTCATCCAGATCTTCGTAGTTGTCACCGCCTGTTTCTAAATCCTCAAAACCAAAGCCTTTAATAAAGACTTTAAAGCGTGATTGTTGCTTTGGGGCATATCCTGTGGAACTTGCTGTCCAAAAACCGCCTTTTGCAATACTCATGCTACACCTCTATTGCCTAGACTCCAATCTTCACGGAGCCCTTGTGGATAGACTCTGGAGCACCACTTTCGAAAGTAGCCCAGTCGTAACGGAATTTAACAGTAACTTCTGTTAAGTCTTCCGAACCATAGTCTAGATCTCCGAATGTGACTTCTTTGATCCAAGCGTGCTTGAGTGTCCATGTTTCGAGGGACTCGCCATCTTCATCAATCTGAATGATTCTGATGTCATCGGATTCTGCGTCAGTTCCACCACCGAAGTCAAGAGACGCTTTAGCCTTAGAAACTGAAGCAAACTGGGCGTTGTCTGTCACTCCAGCAGGGATCTGGTATCCAGCGTTTACAAGCGACTGGACAAGATCACCAGCTAAGTCTGGCTGGACAGGATCTACAAAAGTAACAGTTACTTCGTTCCACTCTGTTCTAGCTGGCCAGTAGTAAGTATGGTTCAAGTAGTTGTGGGATGATTCGGTGAAAGTAACAGTTGGTTTGTCAGCTTTCTTTGCATACCAAAGTGGTCCGGAAACGCCAAACTCAACCCTAAACCTAAATCCTCTTTTTGGATCCCGGCCGGGTGCTGCTGTCCAGAAGTTTCCTCCGTTTGTAAATGCCATGTTTAGTTTTCTCCTATTATATTTTAACTAGTGATTGGGGAGAAAATATCTCCCCTTTTTCCTTTAGTCCTCGAAAGAAGCTCCGGAGCGGGTGATGATGAAGTCAACTGCGATGAACTCGATAGCTCTTGTAGGCTTGATAAAGATCTTAGCGTACATGATGTTGCGATCAATAAGGTCGGCAGTTGTGGTAGTCTCATCAAGAACAACGCGGAAGTCATCGACACCGAACCTGATCTTGACATCTGCCAAGAAGTTATCGGCTTTAGACTTGAAGCTATTCCAAGTTGAACTAACATTAGGCTGGAACAGCGTAGTGCTAGCGATTCTTGAGATGCCTCGTTTGACGAAGATCATCAGGCGACGAACGTTGATACGGTCCAGAGCTGACTGAGTGGCTTGAACAGTTTTCTGTCCGAAGATCACGATGCCTTCTGCTGGGAACGAAGCAATCGGGTTGATGTTAACCTCGTAGAGGTCGTCACGGTTGCGAGAAGTTAGCTTAGTCTCAACGTTGACGACTGGTAAGCCGCCTGCACCGGTGCTTAGACCGCCGCGGTTGAAACCAGCAGGTGCGAACCATACGTCTGCTGCACGCTCTGTATTAGCCATGACGCCGAGAGCCACAACCGAAGGTGGCATATCGAGGAATGCACCGTTGATGTCATCTCTGATACGGACCCATGGGTAGTAGCAAGCGCCGTAGCTGCTGTTAAGGTTACGAGCCTTGATATTGCTGATAACAGTGTCTAAGTCGCCCTTACGGTCCGAAGCAGTCTTGTTAGTAGACATATCATCGGCGCGTGGAGTAAAGCCGCCAGTGAGGTCAATGATAGCTAAAGCGTCTGCTCTTTCTTCACAAACATCAATAAGGTACTTAGTAAGGTTCTCGTTAGTGAGGCCCGGGACGCACGCTGCGTTCATTTCTACAACTTCAGCATCTGCCACAGTATCGATAGCACGCTTGATTGAGTAGTATGCGTAGTTAGTGGTTTCAGTACCGCTTGTAAGCCCACTATTACGGAACGGGTCGCGTTCCTTAATGTTAAGGCCGTCGAAGCCACCAAAGAGCGGTGAAGTAAAGCGGTTGATCTTAGAGTCAAGTATATTCTTGTATCTTACTGCACCAAGTCCACTCTGGGTCGGGTCAGCGTTCCAAGACGTTGCTGCCTTGTATGAACCAGATGTCCAAGTAGCTTCTGTGATAGCGTTAGATGGGTTAGTGGTAGTGTATGAAGAACCTGATGTGATGACAACCTCGTCGAGCGAGAATGTCCACTGTGCTTCTAGTGTACCGTATCCACCTTGGCCAAAGTTGTCATTCCATGCATCGGCTCCGATAATGTCTTTGCCAAAAGCTCTAACATAATCAGGGTAACCAACATCGTGGACTTGAGTAGTTTTAGTTTTGCTTGTTTGGAGACCAAAGTATGAGTTCTTAGTAGGGTCTGTGCCGTCAGCAGTAGCGCCAACACAGTTCGAACGAATTCCAACAGCAGGATAAGTAATCACAGCCGAGCCCCAGTGTATTGTGCTTCCTTCGCCGGCCGAGCCTCCTGAGTATAAGAACCTGCCGTTGGTTGTAGTAGGCATGTTCGGAATATCGTGACTAGCGTAGCCAGTGGTCGATGGGTAAGCATCAGTCACTGCCACAGAAGCAGAGTAAGCTGACCAACCCGGGAAACGAGGGGGCCCATAGACACCGAATGGAAGAAGTTCAGAATTTGCTCCGCCGTTGTCTACCGTATCATTCATAACAACACGAATGTACTCTGATTGGTTTGGATAGTTTCCGTATTCACGGTATCTTTTCTCTAATGCATCCCACTCAAACTTAGTGTCACCAATCTTAGCGGCGATGTAGTCTAGGCTAGACGGGTCTAACGTACAACCAGAGAACCTCTCCAGTATTTGTGGAGCTGTATCTGCGTCTTTGACCTTTCTGACGATAACATCAAAAGTACCGTATGGGACATTTTCGTTACTAGAAGCGCGGATATTTAAGATTGAGATCTTGATATTGTTTTGCAGCCACTGGCCGTGTCCGTTGATACCAACAAACTTGAACAGCTTTTGCATGTCGTTGTACTCATAGAGTGTATTGTCCGCATTCATGTTTTGTGCGAAGAACCAGCCGGAGTGAGCATCGCGGTAAGGCATCTCTTTCTCGTGGTTACCGTTCTCGGTCGAACCAGATACAACTGCAAGGATTGCTCCGTAACGAACGGCTGCTGTGTTGAGACTTTGGTCGCTTAAGTATCTTTCGTAACTTTCGCCTAACCAGTAAGACTTTGTGTTGTCTCCCAATTCGATATCTGTGTTCACTCTTTGTGGATTAGTATTGAAAACGTTGCGAATAAACTTATCGCTGTCTGGGTTAAGGCTGAACGTTATGTTTTCTTCTACACCAGAGGTGCCGTTATAAATAAGTGCTTTGAACTCACCAGAGGCATTTGATTGAACAACTGTTGCTGCACCTTGGACTTTCGAGGCAACACCGGGGGCGCCGGCTGCTGAGCCTGTAAGAACAAGAGAGCCACCGTTATCAATGTAAAATACTGCGGCAAGAGTACCCTTATCAGTCGGGGTGCCTCCTGTAAAGTCAGTTTTTGTTACATTTGTTAAGCTTTCAGTAATCGTGGTATTACCTGCTGCTCCAGCTACAGTCTGAGTTAGCAATAATGATGTTGATGTTGGCTGTGTGACTTGTATCTTACTACCAAAGTTGGTTTCAATCGCTGTTTGTAAATTATCTGTACCATGGTCGACGCCGGTACGGGCAAAAGTTAATCCTGCCGTGTCTGTTGCATGACAGGTTAGTGTCACGGAAGTTCCATCTCCAGATATAATTGTGATTGTTTCGTCTGCTACGGGCGCATTTGAAAAAGTTATTGTTGCTGTG